TGTTTTTATTTCTGTAAGTTTGTCTCTCATTCTTTCTGCGTTTACAGGTTTCTCTGAAAACAGAAACACATGAGCGCCTCCGCTCTTTGACCTACATACTACCAGTGGTAGATTAAATTGTTTTATTTTGTCTATTAATTTTTTGTGATCGAATCCTGCGTATGAATCTATATCTACACATCCCCACACACATTCATTGTTATCGTTGATTGGAATTATTCCTAAACTTTGTGTACCCTGTAGATGTTTTGTCCAAAGTTCATCTGTAACTGGTTCTCTTACTACAAAAGATTGTCCTTTAACTTTTTCCCCGTTGTTATTTGCAGGACCAACTTTAGTACAACCATGGGCTCTTTCTAAGCCTTTAAATATATTTTTAAATTTTTCTATCATAGTTTGTCTTGGGCGTTTCCACTCTCGCTTCCACGCCCAATCCTAGGAACTAGCTTTCGCTAGTGATTAATATGGAGAATCTGTTTTTGATTCATCAGATCCATGTTTAACTTGCACTTCACCTTTGCCTAATCTTTCAGCAAAGCCTTTTGCAACGTTGTAAACACCCTTATCTGATACGGGACCAACTTTAGTTACTTCCCATCCAAACCATGTTCCTTTGTCATTAGACATCTGAACAGTCTTTAGATTATAAATGTGGCTATATGTTGGCGGAGTGAATAATCCATTTTTACCATTTAGTTTAATACCCATCATGATTGAATTCCATTTTCTACTAATTTTTAATTGAGTAGCTTTCATAGAAAT